TACGCCTCAGCGTCAGCGGTATCCGAATACTTTTGTCCAGCCCCATAATGCCAAGATGATTGCGACCTACGCCACAAACCTTGCGGGTTGATAGCCGACTCACCAGGCTCAGCAGACTGGTCAACCGAGTCACGAACACGCGCATCAAACTGTCGACCGAAAGCATTTGACTTCGTATCAATCATGTACGGTCTGCCGTTAACAGCAACAGGATAAAGATACGGAACAACCTGTGTTGAGCCTGTACCTGAATAAAAGGCTGGTGTTCCCCTGAACGGGAAACTGTTTTTCGTGATCGTTACAGCCACGACTACACCCTAATAGTCAACGGGTATTGTCTCGCAAGTTTCGCTGCTTCAGCGATGATACGGTCACGACGCAAACGCAAAATGTTACTGAATGAGTCACGCATAGACCCAGGTGGAACCTCATCCGAACGGCGAGTATCACCTTGGGATTCGATAAAGTTGCGTTTGATTTCACGGGTGGACAACATACGGGACATCACACCCATCTCCAAAATATCTTCCATCGTCACAGGAATGTTGGCTACAGATTGCAAACTATCTGACACGCTTGACACACGGCTGAATGGGGCTTTGTATCGCACACGCAAAGTTCCGGACATCACCATTTCGTCAAACACGATGGCATACCCTGATGTGAAATCTGAGGTAGGTAGGTCGCGTTGTAGTCGGGAGCGACGGATAACAGGATAATCTGTGTTCAAATATCGCAAACGAACATCTAGCAGGTCAATGACTGATGTTGCACCAGTTAAGTTAACTTGGCGGTCAGCACCGTTATAGCTGACATCTGCCGAGATAACACGGAACAGACCGTTCAACGGGCTGGACATATCATCAATGTCTTGGTTCAACGCTTCCAACATTTGTGCTTTAGGGAACCGTGGGTTTAACACCACTATTGCCCCTGTTGCGTGTGATGCTGCTGTAGTGCCACCGTAGCCACGTTCAACGATCAACGTTTTGTTACCGCTTGTTGCTTCCCAAACATAAATAAGTTCTGAGTCAACCTCAAAAACTGTGCCAGCGCGAAGCCCTGCCAACTCATAGGACATGACAAAAGACGTGTCATCAGAGTCAACGGATAACGCTAACTTGTTTCGTTCCTCGATGGTTCCCGAAAGAAGTTGGCGTGACACCCGATCAAGGAGCGCACCAGCGGTAGACATTTACTTCTTTTTCTTAGCCTTCTTCATAGGCTTGCCCATTTTCTTAGCCATCTTCTTGGCATCAGCTTTGCCCTTAGCGGTGTAAGGGAACTCCATCTTTCCGACTTTTGGCATAACACAACCTTTCGTTAGTTAGAAAGACAGATTACCACGCCTCAACAATCCCACTTCCGTAAAGCCAAAGCCTTACGAGTAGGGCGACCCTTGCTGTCTTTCAACGGACCTGGTGACCCGCCCATCCTTGCACAAAACGATTTACGTCGAGCCGCTGCTTTCGGTGACTTCTTAGCCTGTGATGCAGATACAGGTGGTTTCAGGTTCATGCCTTGCTTCTTGGCTGATGCACTACCTTTAGCGTTCAAACCACCAGCAGGGTTCTTGCCTTCCTTGCGTTGCCATGCAGGGGTCTTAGCCATTACTTCTTCTTTGCTGCCTTCATGTTGTCAATCAGGTTTGGGTATGGGCGACCAGCTTTCTTCGCTGATGCTTTAGCCGAAGCCTTCTTCTTGGGGGACAACTTCTTGGATTTCTTCTTAGGGTTTGGTCGATCCCAAACAGGCTTGCTCAGATTGTTCACACCAAAACTCCTGAATCCTTTAACACGTCACGTACATTCAACACTACACGGTGCTTGACACCTGGGGCTAGGTCAACACGGTGGCGACCAATGTCTGCCTGCACCCTACGCTTCACCTCTATTTCACAGGTTGGTTCCAACGGAATCCATTTCCCTGACACCCGTCCACCAGTCGGTTTAACGGCCTGTAACAGTTGGTTCGCTGCGGTATCCCAATTAAACGCTGACACCTCACCAGCATGAACCTCAGCTTGCTCACGATACCTGTCACGGTTCTTATACATATCTTGGATCGCATCCAATATCGCATCAAATTCAGGTTCATCCCAATCACCCATGTTCTGCCATGTTCCCTCGTTTGTTGCTACAGAGTGGGTGGGGATACGGTGGGTTGCAAGGTCAGAGAACTCTCGATGCCCGTGAGCGTCAGACAAAATAACTGGTACACCAGCAGAGATCGCTTGTAATGGCATCAGTCCGAAACCTTCACCACGGGACACCGAAATGAAACAGTCAGCAGAGCGAACCAGATCGGCTTCGGCTTCAACGGTCATCCATTTGTTATGCACCACCACATTCGGGTATGTCAGGTTGTCCGGTGCTGACAGGTATGGGGGAACGATTTTGATGTGTAGTTCAGCGTCGGGGAGTTTGAGTTGTAGGAACGCTTTGAGTACTACGTCTAAGCCTTTGCGATACCACTCTGATCCACCGCACAAGATTTTGAACTTCTCGTTGTTAGGTCGTTCTTTTGGATGCCATACTTCGCGGTCTACCCCTAAAGGTATTACACGCACGTTGTCATGGAACTGTGAGAACAACTCCCAATTATGTAGTGATGGGACTATCACGGTGTCAAATAGGTGCAGGTATTCGGAGAACTCTGGTGGCAACCAGTTTGTTTCCCACATGGTGAGCAGCGCAGGGTTTTGTCCTGTAGTCCAACCTTTAATCAGGTTGGGTCTGAGGGCGAACACGACCCGTTCAGCGTCGTCACATAGTTCTACTTTGGTTGATAAAGCGTCCCGTAAACCTGCAACCATTTTGCCGTACCCGACATGAGGTAGGTTCACTCCGACAAGGTTTAGGTAGTTGGGAGTATTCCCGTTTCGACTTGCCATTTTTCTTCTGCTCGTTTCTCGACTTTGGCTGAACCGTCAATTTTGCGGGGCTGTACCCCGTTTTGACGTAAACGCTTGTATGCGTCTAGGTCTTTGTCTAGCACACGGTCTTTGTCGTTGATGGTTGCGACGCGAGCTTTACCTCCGCGTGATGGCATGGCATCTGCGCCGATACCGACGTAAGCGATTTTGCAACCGAAGCATCCCTCGACATCTAAACCTGGGTGGGTTTCTTGATGTTTAATCATTTAAGTTTCCTATTCTTCGACTATTGGTTCCTGCCAAGCACCAACAAATGTATCTGTTGCTGCATCATAGGTGTCACCGATGCCAGCGTATTTGCCACGAATGTTGCCGTTGTATGAGGTGCGAACACAAGGCTGTTTCCTGAAATTGCCATACCATTCTTCTGGTAGCAAACCTTCAATAAGTTCCGTTTCATCAATACCAACAATCACTTCGGTGACAATGTTGTTTTCGTCCAAAAATGCGTAGTGTGCCATTATGCCCAACTCACATTTCCTGTGCCAGCAGTAATCGTTGTTACCTTGAAACCGCCTGAAGGTGCAGCCGTTGTTCCTGTTAATCCTGCACCGATAGTGATGGTTGCGGTGTCGACATATTTCAGAATAACAACGCCAGACCCACCTGCTGCGCCAGCAGTTCCCGCTACGGGACTCGCAGTAATACCGCCACCTCCACCACCACCACCTGTATTTACTGTGCCTGCTGTACCTGCTGCACCCGTAGATGAAGCACCACCACCACCACCAGCGCCACCAGTACCAGCCGCACCTGTATAACCTCGTTTGTCAATACCTCCACCACCACCACCTGCACGAGTTACTGATGAACCAGTAACAGATGAAGCAACACCATCACCACCATTACCACCAACAGATGCAGTTGGTTTTGTACCCACAGCAGACGCACCTCCACCACCACCACCTGCACTATCTCTGCCAGAAGGGTTATATCCATCACCACCTGCAAAACCTTGATTTGCTGTACCAGCACCGCCTAGACCAAAACCTCCACCATCACTACCACCGCCACCGCCACCTGAACCACCAGCCAAACCATTGACAACGCCACCATAACTGTCTTTAGCACCACCACCACCACCAGTTGAAGTGATTGTAGAAAACAAAGAGTTACTACCATTTGACCCAGATGAACCAGAAGCAGCCCCAGACCCACCAGCACCAACGGTAACCGTGTAGTTGGTTCCCGTAGAAACAGAAAGTGCAAATTCAGCAGACGCTCCACCGCCAGACGATTCACCAGTAACAGACGACCGATAGCCACCTGCGCCACCACCAGCACCACGACCACCACCACCTCCGCCACCACCAGCGATGACCAGCGATTGAACATCGAACGAAGAAGAACTTGGGGAAACGAAACCGTTACCGAACCATTGACCAACAATGGTAGAAGGTTTCTGTCGTCTTAAAAATCTGTCAACCATCAATATCAAACAATGTTATTTACATACCCATGAATGTTAATAGAAGTAGCATCCGCAGCAGCCGCACGAACAATCAACGCTGTCGCATTACCCTTCAAAATAAGACCTGGGGCAACCAACACAAGACCAGATTCCGCTGCAATAGTAACCTCAATCAAATCGTTAGGGTCTGTTACACCACCCCAACCAATCGTAAGTTTCTTTGACGCGGCACTTGTGTTCATCGCATACAACCAAATTTCGGCAAACGATGTTGTTGCTGTTGGTCCTGTATGGATTGTTGTTCCTGTGGCGATAGCGGTTTGAGCGACCAGAATTGGTCGTCCGTCTGTTGAACCGCTAAGAATGTTTTTGCTGAATGTTGCCACAGGTTATTCCGTAATCAGCGCAAGTTCATTTTGGTGAACGTTGATTGCTGCTTCCAATGTGGTGAGTGCGTTCTCTGCTGAGGTTACGCCTGCTTCGTCACCTAACTGTGTGCAGGTCTGCTTGTTCAGTTCATGTTGCCATGCTTCGGCAGCGAACTGTGAAATCCTTTGGTTGAGGATGTTCTGTTTCTGCTCTGAGGTGAGTAGTGATGTGTAGTCGATTGCCATTGTTTTCTCCTTATGAGAATATGTTTGCTGCCAATATGTTTTGGTCGCCTTCATAGAATGAAGAACTTCCGTCTGCGGCTACATACGCTAGCAGGGTGCTAGCACTGTTTTGCCATTCTGTTAGATACCCAGTTTGGGATGCTGCGCCTTTGATTAGGAGCGCGTCATCTGCTGCTGTTGTATTAACAATTTGTACCATCGCACCCGTGGTTAAGGTTGCTCCGACACCCAAACGACCTGCCATATAGTTCGCCGCTGTACCATTGGCAAAAAAGTTCCAGCGACCAGTTGCGGCAGCAATATCGCTAAGGAAACCGTAGTTGTTGGTTGCGCCAGTCATGTTTGATGTGACACGGAAACCAGTTTGTGTACTAATTGTTGAACCAGCGCCAGGTGTAGTGACACCCACAGCATCAAACAGTGTCAAGGCTGTAACCGTAAATGCTGCGGCTGCGGTTGAGGCAACAGCACGATAATAAATAGCATCAAGAGTAACGTCCGATTGGACTATTCCGCTTGCTAATACGCCGATGCTGGTAGTTGAACCAGTGTGTGTTTTGGAGATTACTAAACCTCGTCCTGCGACTGGAACGCCACCGATACCAACCGCACCAGCGGAGTCAATACGCATACGCTCGGTGTTGTTTGTGTTGAACGCAACTACACCAGCGTCTTGTGCAACTAGGTAAACACCACCAGTTCCACGATGATAAATAGCACTATTTCCATTTGCTCCAGAAGCCCTGAGGATACGCAAACCATAATCTGTATATGTTGTATCACCTATCAAATCAACATAAACGTCACCATCTACAGTTTTGTTTACTCCAATTTCAAGGTTTCCCTGAATGTTTGTATTTCCGTTTGCGTTAACAGAAAAAACATTTAATACTCCAGCGGAATTTTTTAGTTGGAAATAATCTCCGCTTTGTCCTGCTGCACCTTTGGCAACCAAAATTGCATCTGCTGCTGTGGTGTTTGTGATTTGCGCCATAGCACCGCTTGTATTTAATGCTCCAACACCAAGTCGACCAGCCAAATAGTTGTCTGCGGTACCATTCATATATAAATTGAAACGACCTGTTCCAGAAGGAATTGCGCCATGGAAGCCCCAGTTATTGGTTCCACCTGTCATGGAACTTGTTGCTCTAAAACCTACTTGGTTGGTGATTGTTGAACCAGCACCAGCAGTTGAAACACCTGAAGCAGAAAAATGCAAAAGTGTTGCAAGAGTAAATGATGCAGCAGCAGTATTTACTCCAGAAACAAATGTTGCTGACTGTGATGTTACATCAGATTGAATCGCACCCTGAATAACCATTCCATAACTGGCAACTGCACCAGTAATATTTTTGCCAGCAAGAATTCCGTAACCAGCAGCAGTTAATGAACCGATACCGACCTGACCAGCGGAATCAATACGCATACGCTCCGTCAAAGTTCCAGCAGACGAAGCGGTTTGAAAAGTAATACGACCCGGAACAACACCAGTAGAAACAGTGCCATCAACGTTTACTATAATCTGTGCTGCAACAGGGTCAACAGTTGTGCCATCAGCACCAGCAAACATCAACTGAGCAATACCATCATTATTTGTAAGTGTGGTTACAGCACCAGCAACAGACCCTCTAGTTCTACCCAAAACAAAACGGTGAGCATTTGAATCGTTCCTGTTCAGAACAGAGGTGTAAGCCGTTAAACCAGTTGTATCACTTTGCTCATTAAAAATCTGTCCTGCTATGGAGGTCTGGAAACTGCCACCTACACTTCGCAACGCAGTTGTACCAAGCAACTGGTTTCCGTTCGCATCAATAACAAACGGTGTCGAGTCAGGGTTAGCCGAATCCTCAACCACCAACGCATTACCCGTACCAGTCTGCGTAATACGCAACAACGCTGCCGTAGTAGAACCAGAAATAATCTGGTTAGTAGTAAACGTGTTCGTCGAACCAACCAACGCATCACCCGAACCCGAACCCGAAGGACCAGTAGCACCCGTAGCCCCTGTCGCCCCCGTAGCACCAGTCGCCCCCGTAGCACCCTGAGGAATAGCAAAATTAAAAACCGCATCCGTCGTATTACCAACATTCGTAACAGAAACCGAACTACCAGGCAAACCAGTAGTAACCGTCCCAACATTTATCGTCGCAGCATCACCACGCGGACCCTCAGCACCAGTCGCACCAGTAGCACCAGTAGCCCCATTAGAACCAGCCGTACCAGCAGGACCAGTCAACCCGCGAGGAATAGCAAAATTGAAAACAGCCGCAGACGAAGAACCACTATTCGTAACAGCAACATCAGACCCAGGCAAACCAGTCGTAACCGAACCCAAAGAAATAGAAGCAGCCGCACCAGTCGGACCCGTCGCACCTGTAGCGCCAGTCGCACCAGACGCGCCTGTAGCCCCCGTAGCACCCGTAGAACCAGTAGCACCAATCGTGGTCCACCCTGTTGACTTATACACCTGGAACTCGCCCGTATCCTTCAAATACGTGACCATGCCCTCAACCAAAGTAAACGCACCAGCCGAACCAAAATAAGTATTACGAGCTGAATCCGAATCAAACGTACCAACAACCTGCGACGCAAGATAATCATTCATCTCAGAAACTTCAACAGTTTCCGCCGTGAACTTCTTAAACTGTGGCATTACACTCCCAAAACAGCATCAGACCCTAAGGTACTTGAATAAGACGAACCAACCTCAAACACACCAGACGACACACTATAACCAGCAGCAACCAGCGCATCAGCCTCAACATCAGACACATAATTACTGTGACCACCAAAAAACACTCGACTCACCGTAGACATATCACTCGGCTGAACCTCAACAAAAGAACCATCAAGCAACCGGTACACGTTCTTCCCACGCAACGTCGGAGCATAAAAACGCCACAAACGCCACTCAATCCCACGCTTCAACGCATCACCATAAACAACAGCATTTTCTGTTGGAGGAACAAACGTTGGCATGAAACAGATACTACCAAATACAAAAGTGGGGCAGCCGAGCGAGGGGACTCGACCACCCCACAAATGTGGAGGGTTAAACGAACCTAACTAATTAGGCTGCGTTTGCACCAATGCTGGATGACGACTCAATGCGACGCAACGAAGCTTCGCGGAAACGGCCATAGCCGCCGAGCCAATACCAACCGATTGGATTGAAACGCATCAACGAGTCAACCACTGGACCGCGAACGATCTTCGGTACAACACCATTTCCGTCAATCTGGCTGTAAGCCTTAGCCAACGCCTGACGACCCATGATGTGTGTGCAATACACGTCAATCGTTCCAGTTGTGCTGGTTCCGTTTGATGCGTTGGTGAACACCTTGGCGCGAGGGGTTTCAATGAATCGTACTGATTCAAAGGTTCCGATCTCACCGTTGTAGATGTTTGCTGTGTCAACCGCTACGTGAGGTGCGTTCCATGATGCGTTGCCGGTTTCACGACGCAAGTCGTATGACACGTCAGGATGGATGTAACCCATGTAGTAACCGTTGAAGGTTGCAACGTTTGCAGCACGTAGAGCAGCAGTCTGCTTACGGATGTCGTTGGCTTCAATGATGTCTTCTGCTGCAACCGTTACACGGCTTGAAGGATCAGATGATCCACCGCCACCGTATGCAACGTTGGTTCCACCAGCAAGAACTTCACGAACAACTTGATCCAATGAGTCACCAGCGTTGTAACCGATAAGGTTCGCTGCTGCTGCATCAACATCCAAGAACGAAGTTCCACGAAGTCGAGCAGTTGTGTTCACGGTGTTGCCGTACTCTGCAAGAGAAACAGTCACCTGACTGTCACCCATAGTTTCAGGGGTGAGATCAGTTGATTCTGCAAGGGTTGAAGTCGCTGCTGCAAGTTCGCTGAAGATCGTGAAGATCACCGAGGAACCAGGCATTGACTGGTTGGTTGCTTGAACGTCTGCCGCCTGATCGAACAACATTTCCGAACGCAAAGCGAAATACGCAATACGGTCGTATGCTGCCTGGTCAGTCGACAGGTTACTCGTAAGAGTGATTGCCATGATAATTTCCTTTAGGGGTAGCCCCAAAGAATGTGAATCCTAAGGGGAGTGATTAGTACTGTTCTGCTTCGGCTCGCGCCTGGGCCAGTAGTTGCATCACTTCGTCCGTGGATTTTGCATTAGCAATACGTTGAGCGTAATCAACAGGAGGTTCGCTCGTCTGTCCAGCTTTCGCTGCCTGAGCCACACGATTCCATGATTGCTGTTCAGCAACCACTTCCTTGTTCTGACTTGGTATGAGACTTGCTTCTTCTGCTGCTTGTCGAATCGCCTCCGGTGATAGATCACCGTCGTAGCCTTTAACGAAATACTTGTACTTCGGATCGTTGGGGTCTACGCCCGCTTTCACGAAGTTAAGTTCTCGTCGGGCTGCCTCTGCTTCCGCTGCCTGCTCACGTAAAGCCTTATTTTCGGCTTCAAGTTTCCGCAAGTGCGCTCGCACAGGGTCCTTCGATTGCTGCTGGTCTTGAACTGCATCATCCTCAAACTCGTAGTTTGCATCTGACATGACCCACTCCTTCTGCCCACACTCGGATG